TACACAGTCGTGTCCTCGTTGATATTGGAGGAGCTTGTGTACAACGCCATCTTGATCGTATCCGTCAGCAAGTTATGAACTGCTTGCAGCATCTCCTGCCGGAAACTGATCGTTTGTGTTTGAAAGATAGCCATTAGCTATTTACCGGTAGCCGAACCTGTCCAGAACGATACGAGTCGCGGCGGTTCATTCCATCGCCAAGGCGCATCAACTGTTGGATGGCTTCCTGATACTTCTGCTCGTAGTACTGCATCATGTCAGCCTCACCCTTCAAGTAGGTGTAAGCCTCGCGCAGTGACCCGTACAGCAGAACGTTCTCAAAGTTGTCACCAAGCCAAGACGTACCCGCCGTAACAATCGACTGTGGATAGTAGTAATAGTGCATCTCGACCTGATAGGCCGTATCCGGGGTCGGCCCCAGAATCAGCGTATTGTCGTCGAAGATTGCATAGTACTTCGGCATCCCAGTATCGGTCGGACTCGGGTATGACTGCCGGATGAAGTTCACGTCCTTATCAAGCAAGAACTCTTGAACCCCAGTAACCGGCGTGATGACAGCCAAAGAGAACGTCGCAAGCCAGTCTGAGGGCAACGTAAGATACTTGTTACCGAGACTTAGAGTGCCTATCTGGTTGCGACGAATAGCGGGAATCTGAACCGTGTTGTATACGCGCTCTTCCGCAAGTTGTACGAACGTAGGAATGTTCGCCACGAACGACGTTTCAGTCGATTCGCAGTACTGTTGTATCAACGTTGTAAGAGTCGCGTAGTTCATCGACTATTAACTCCAGCCTGCGCGGACCTTACCGTTGTTCTTAAGGTTGATCTGCGAGACGAACTTCTTGCCCTTGGTGGCAGCGCCAGCACCACGCATATCCATGTGCGTAACGCCTTTGTTGACATCCTTCTCAGGGTAGCCGTTCTCACCGGTTGAGTCGGTGTTCGGCTTGATCTTGCCGCTATCTTTCATGTGACTTACCTCGGGCCACTGCTCTTACGCACCGGGCTGCGCTGATTCATGACCTTCGCCATGCCGCGCCCGTACTTCTTCATTTCGCTGTTGGTCTTGCCACCAGCACGAAAGCCCTTAGCGTTTTTGCCGTGAGCCTTGTTCGCCGGAAGTTTGGCGTGTTCCTTCAAAGTCATAGCCATTTTCAATTCTCCTAACTAGCCGTTACATCGCCCACTAAACATTGGGCTACTAGATCATTCGGGGTAAGCCCCGCGTCATCGGCTCTAGCACCACCTACCGGTGCCCAGCCCCATTGAATCATTCTACTACCACCCGCGCCATTATTGCCGGGTTCAAAATAGCTCAAGTCCGGACGAGGGTTTCGCAAAGCCTGCGGGTCATCAACCGGGTACAGACCAAGTGACAACTGCGGCTGATCAGCTTCCCAACACTCCGAACAAACCAGAATATTCACGTTCTTGGTCTTGATGACCAAGGACTTCAGTTGGCGGAGCTTGTACCGAAATCCACACCGGTCGCACTCCGAAATCGCATGTTTGCCACTCGCATAGCGATTAGGCATTTTAGTACCCGCCTAAAAACGACTCTCTCGGGACAAAACGAACCGCAGCCTTTTCACGATCCTCACCTGCCGCCAAGTCCCAAGCCTCGTCATACTGCGCCTTCAAGACCTGAACCCGAGCATCAGCACCGGGGATCTTCATCGACAGCATGTAGGCCAAGCCCGCAACCATGCAGGGCAAGAACCGGAACGGAATATCCTGACCGTTGGCACCGTTTCCAACATCGAACATCCGACGCAACCGGGTGTAATACAGGGTCCAAGTCGTCGTGTTGTCCGGCTTCGGCCACACAGTGAACTGCGGATAGACCACGGCGTTGTCCGCACCTGTTGCGCCCGTGCGACGGTTAATCCAAATCTGAATCGGACGACCGGTCGCGTTCTTGTTCGGGATCGAAACGTAGGTACTAGATGAGATACGGCTGATGTTGATGTCTTGCTGGTTCGTGCCAGTACCCGTACGGATTACGTGGTCAAGCAGGTCAACCGTATCCACCGGCAAGTCATACGTGCCGACGTTGTAAGTCAGGACATGCGTGCCCTGCTCAAGAGTCCACAGATTGATGCCACGGTTAGACCAATCCATCAAAAGCAGCGACAGACTACGCTTGGCCGTACGCAGATCGTATCCCGTACGCAGTTCCGCACCACAACGCTCGAAAGCCTCCTCCACAATCGTGTTGAGGTCGAGATTGAAGTCGGTTGTAGCTGTAGTCTTGTCCGCCATTACCGGCCCATCTTTTTGTTAAACAACTCAAACAAGGTCTTGATCTTCTCTTCGACCGAGGTAAGACGGTTATCCATCTTAGCAAGTAGTACGACCAAGGTGATAAACCCTAAGAAGATAGGCCACGCCTTGATTAGAAGTTCTACAGTTTCCATAGCTACTTCTTCCCCTTACTTCCCTTTTTGACGGTACGAGCGCGTTTTAGCAGCAACGCCTTTGGGTTGCCGTACGAACTGTTTGCCTTGGGCTTTGCCTCGACGCTTGGCGGCGGTGGTTCGGGAATACTCGGCTGGGGAAAGAGCTTTAATAGCAGCTTCCGGCAGATATCTTTCGCCCGTGTCAGAAGATCGTTTACCACTCTTCGTCCTCCATTTCTGGTCACCCCAAGCCTTCAAGGACTGTTGGGGAGCCTTCACGATTTATACCCGCCGCCCTTGGCCTTGTACCGCTTAGCCAGCAACTGCGCCTTACGCGCTGACCATTGCCCCGCTGCCGTACCCTGAACCGCACTATTCTTAATACTATTAAACAGACTCTTCCGCATACTCGGCTTGGTGTAGTTCCCGGCTTCGTTGACCTTGGACTCGCCGCCCTTCTTAAAGGTGCGAATAGGCTTCCCAGTACCCTCAACAGGCTCGTTATCCCCACGGCGCTTCGCCCTAGGAATCTTGCTAGGAGACATCGCACCCATACCGCGTGAAGGCATCATGGGTTGTAGAAGTTCCTGAAGTTAGATGGACCAATACCACCGAAGAAACTACCAATACCCATGTTCATGCTGTTTCGCATACGACGCGGTTGGTTCGGTTGAATTGGAGATCCAATCTGGGGGGCGGGTTCGGAATAAGTAGGCTGAAGAATCTGCCCATAGTTACCCCGATTCGGATCGTACTGACCGGTTTCGTCAGGAATGTAAGCGCCGCCCGGATCAGGAATAGGCTCAGACGGCATCACACCCGTGGATGGGTTAGCGCCCTGAGTCAACCTATATTTCATACTTGCAGGCCCCGCCTCCATCCCTATCACATCATCGCCTCTATATCCGGGGTTCAGTTCCATCCCCGGTGGGGGATTGTTAGCGGGTGGGTTTGGCTGCGCCCCATGAAAGTATCCATCCGTAATACGGATATCGGCTGGGTTTGGGTTGGTATATTGCCGCGCCCAACCCGGTGGCGGTGCTAAATCCCCAATAAATTTAGGGTCCCATCCGGTGGTTTGCGACATTTCCATCCCCGGTGGGGGATTGTTAGCGGGTGGGTTAGCGGGAATGAACTGTTGCTTTCTAAGCCACTGCTCTGAGCCGGGAAATGGCATGTCCTGAGCCATCGCATATCCAGCATCATAATCAGGGTTTAGCATCATTCCCGGTGGGGGCTGCTGATTAGCATTACGCTGCTGATTTTGCTGGTACGCCCGTATTTGATCCAGCATGCCCGGACTCTTATAGTCCGTCGTTGCAAATTGCGGAGGCTGGAACCCGCCGTAATTACCGTATCCGCCAAAGCCCACTTGCGAGCCGAAGCTTCCTAGGCCATAGCCCATCTGCGGCATACCAAAGCCGCCACCATAGCCGCCCATACCGCCATAGCCCATCTGCGGCATACCAAAGCCGCCACCATAGCCGCCCATACCACCGAAGCCCATCTGGGGCATAGAGAACCCACTTGGGCTAAACCCTCCGCCGAACCCCCCAAGGCCCATGCCAAACATGCTGCCTAGCATTCCGGTATTTGCTCCTTGCACAGAGCTACCCTGCTGGTTAGTGGCATTAACCGGCATTGCATTTGGACCTTGGGCTTGCATTTGGTACGGATACATAACGACCTCTTAGACGAACTTGCCTCGGGTCTTACCCCGAGAAGCAATACCGTCAGCACGACGAGACGCGGAAGACTTCACAGAGCCACCACGCTTATACCCACCGGCCATATCGGAGGCTAGACGCTCATCGTACTCACGTTCACGACGCGCGGGCGAAGACGCACGACGCTCTTGTGCGGACTCACGAGCAGCCTTACGAGCAGCATCGGAAGGAACCCCTTCCTCAGCCAACTTCTTACCGGCCCGCTCCATGCCCTTACGCGATAGGAAGTCTTTCAACTTCTTAGCACCGTAGCCAAGCGCAGCACCGGCACCGGCAGCGCCAGCAATCTTAACGCCGGGGCTGAACATCTCTTCGTCAACGGCCTTCAAACCCGGTTCAGGATTCGCCTTGTAATAGGCTTCCTGACGCATACGGCCGGACGCAGGTGACTTCTCGTAATCTTCGATGAACTGCTTAGTAGAGACTTTACGGACAGAGGGCTTATCAGCCTTGCTATCCGACTTCTCTTCTTTCATCTCAGTGGTGTACTTCTTTCCACGCCAAGTGAACTCGTCGAGTCCTTGCTTGCGAGCGGATTTAAAAGCCTCACCAAAACTTACTTTACTGCCACCGGCACTGCCCGACTCTGAATACTCAGTTGGGCCACCGACCTTATAGCGTTTCATACAAACTTACCTCGGGTCTTACCACGAGAAGCGATGCCATCAGCCCGCTTGGAAGCAGAGCCAACGGAGCCGCCTTTACGCATGTTGCTAGATGGCGGAGTAGGCATAATAGGGCCGCTAGAAAAACTAGATACGGTCGGAGCAGGCTTACCACCACCGGTAGTCAAGTTTCCGCTTGGAAGTTTTACACCGCTACCTCGCGGCGTAACACCCATCTTCTGACGAAGCGTAGCCGTCTTAGCAAGTTCAGCCTTACCCCTTTCGCTAGCAGCCTTTCCGCGAGCAAGAGCCTCATCAATAGCAGCACGGGCTTTAGCGGGATCAATTAATTTGGACTTATTCATACAAACTTACCTCGGGTCTTACCCTTCACGGCGCAGCCGTCAGCCCGCTTGGAGGCGGAAGATTTGACGGCACCGCCTTTTTTATAACCCGGAGTATCAGACTCAGAACTACGCTCAAAACGTTTTGAGGCTTCTCGCATAGCCTTGTCTCTGTCGCCTTCTACTATTCGGCGATACATACCCGGATCTTCTTTCAGCAGCTTGCTAAGATAAAGTCCCTTGTCAGCAAGTTCTGACTTGGTAGCAAGTTCCGCATCTGCCTCAGACATGGTTCGGCGTTCTTTACTCAAAGCACGTCGTTTATCCGTAGGCAATTCAACGTACTTGTCAACAGTACCCCTGCTAACAAATTGATTAATTTTGGAAGGGTCATACATACCTGACTCGCCATAATATTTTTTGGCTTTATCAAGTACACCCTGCCGTTTTCCACGCGCAGCAGTACCGCGTTGCGGTCCGGCCATTAGCAGTAACCCCCACCGGCCATCTTGACCATCTTGCCTTTGGTCTTGCCTTTGTGAGCGATACCATCAGCGCCTTTGCGGAAGACAGAACCGCCTTCCTTGTAGCCCATCATAGCCTTGCCAGCAGCGCCTTTCTTCTTGAGGGCGCGGCCCATCTTGTCAGCCATACCTTTTTTCATTTCGATTTACCTTTAAATTTGCGGCCCTTGTCGGCCTTCATAAACTCTTTCCCGACTTTCGACGGGATGCCCAGACGCTTAGCAGCCTTCGGATCGTTAGCCACTAGCGCCATCAAACGATGTTGTTTACCGGACTTACTTGGCATCGTCGTTTTTCTTTCGCTTAATAAGCTCGGAAAACGGCTTACCCGTAACCATCTCGGCTATCCGCATCAGCGTCCAAATCGCGCCGATAAGACCAAATATAGGAGTAAACACTTGTAAAAATGATCCTATAGTTGCGAGCAAGGACACCACATCTAGCGCGTTCTTTACGTGTTCGTTGTGTTCGGTCATATCAGCAATTCCACGCTCTCAGGGATTTGTTGATACGGCTGTTGGGATCTTTAGCGGTTTTAGCACTTGTGAGCTTACGCTTCATGCCTTTCATCCGGGCACAGAACGAATCACGCCGAGCGCCGCCTTCAGGCTGAGGCCGCTTCAGACCCGGTTTGCCGGGATTGGCTTTGTTGTAGGAAGCCCGACCTTTGGCATTTAAGCCGCCAGCAGGGTTCTTCCCTTCTTTCCGCTGCCAAGCGGGTGACTTAGGCATAGAACACCATCACCGAGGCAATGTCCGTGACATCAACATAAATGTTGGTCTGGAACACA